GGAGGACCAAAATATCTAAACATGCGACGGGCGGTTTTGTATGACCCGTGGGCCGTCTGACTTGAGGAAAAAATCCACCTCATAGCCCAACGTGTTAAGGATTTGCTCCACTTTATATATAGACAGGTGGCGCGGAACTTTGATGTTTTCGTATTCGGCAATTGTGCGTTGCGGCATGTTGGCTTTCTTGGCTAATGCCGCCATGCTTAAACCGGCCTCCTGTCGTATCTCGCGCAGTAGGATTTGCCAATGTATGGGTACGATATCACCGTGCATGATTCCTCCTTTAGAACGGTACGTCCTCATCCTCAAATTTTGAACTAAAGTCTTCTTCAATCTTGGCGAACGCTGGTATTGACCAGCAACGAACAGTGCGCCCTTGGATGCGGAATTGTTCGGCGCGGCCATCCATGTCGCGTAGGCGCTGGGCAATCTTGTTTGATCTGTATTCAAAGAACTTGTTGCGCTTCAGAAACGCCTCAAAATCCTTGAGCCGGAAATAGGTGCGGCCTTCCTCTTCATCCGTCCACGGGCGGCGCAGAAGGATCTCTTCTTTATCCAGTGCCGTCTGCATGTGCGTCGAGAACTCCTCAAGGAGGTCGTAGAACTGGCCGCGTAAGCTGGTATCATCTGGCGTCGAAATAACCGCGCCTTCCGTTTGCACCATTTGACTGAGGAGGTTGTTCATCCCCGCTTCCCATGCTTGCTTCGCCATGGTGCGCGGCATGAAGTTGATTTGCTCCATGCATAGGATTTGAAAGCGCGGCTGCTTCTGTAAGGCTTCGGTATCCAGTTCAACCGGAGAACCGTTCACGTCGAGGAACCACAGCGGCGGTTCGCTGTCATACTTACGGAGGTTGGCTACGGTTGGAGTGTTCGTCCCTCCCCCCACGCCATGCTTGCGGCTGCGGCATAAGTCCTTGTTGCAGAAATTGCAGATGGGCTGGTCGGCGCACTTGTACTGGTAGTCTTTCTTTTTGACTTGGTCGGCTACCACGTTGACTTCTTTAAGATCAAGCGGTGGATTAAAGACTTGCTGGTTGTACTCCAGGATCTTCTTTTCCCAATCGTCAGGGCTCGACTTGCGTAGGTATACGCCAACGTTAAAGAGGCCGTTGTTGCGGGTGCCTTCCGGGAAGCCCTGTCGCAGAAGAGCCTGTAAGCAAGGAGGGCCGTCCTTGAGGCGCTCATCTATTTTGGGTTCTGTCTTGGACAGGAGCGCGTCGAGTTCTTCCTGGGTAATGGCAATGGCTTCGGCCATGTCCAGAAACTCTTCAAGAGTGGCGGCGCTGCCGTCCTGGTTGAAGGCATAGCGCAACCCTCCATCCTGTTTGAAGTAGGGGAGGTTCAGGAAGTTTCCGGTATCGCCACGGTCAACCAGAAGCTTGATCTGCTTGGGAAAAATCTCAGTGTTGGCTGCATAGCCCAGTTCGCTGGCAAGTTCTTTCAGTTTCAACTGCACCTTTTCGGCGTCTACAAAGTCTTTAAAAAATAAGAATAAATGTGCGCCACCGGATTTACTGCGGCAGACGATCAAGGGGAGCTTTTGTTGGATGATGTTCTTGATTATTTCTGCATGGTCCAAGGGGTATTGGTCTATGTCAATGGCACCCCAGACGCATACATTGTCTTCGTTGATCGGAACAACGCCAATGCTGACCTCACCCTTCAGGTGGGATTCATAAGTGGCCTTGGTCCGTGGTTCGCGGACAATTTTGTAATTGCCCTTCTGCTTACCGTTGGCGTCCTTAGTGGTCAGGTCCACTGCGCCATAAGCTTTATTCAAGCCACGGAATAGCCGTGCAAATCTGTCAACCGTATTCGTCATGGGAAAACGGGGGAGGGCGAGCCTCCCCCCTAGTCCTATTAAAACGGCGTGTTTTCGTCAGAAGAAGAGCCGTCATCCTCGCGCACATGCTGCACTTTGACATCACCTGCCTGGATAGATTGGGCTAGAAGACGGGCTTCCGCATAGAGGTTTGGATCTTCGATGACAGTATCTTTAGTTATCTGCCACCCGTGCCACGAACCGCTTTTGTTTTCCTCACTGGCCGTGGACAGATGCCAAATGTGGCTGAAGCGAGGCGGTGTGAAAAGGTTGCCATCCGCATCCTTCATTTTGATGGACTTGATGGCAGAGTTCCACTGCTTCGACTTCTTGAACTGGGTTGCTTTCATGGGGAGCAACGCCTGTTGTGCTACGCCATCCGCATCAACAACCAGAACATAATGCTGTGCAGTGCGCTCAAGATAACGCCCTCCACCATCGACAACCATGTCCTTGTTGTCTTCACTGCGCTCTGTTTCCGGAAGAGAATCGCCCGTCTGGTAGATTGCATAGGGCGCTCCGGTTCCGGTGCCACGAGGCTCCCACTCAATCCACTCCAAGCGGTAGGCGCAAGGAATGACCCGAATGCCGTCTTTGCCCTTGAGGACCTCTCTCGTCACGCTGTTGAAAATGTCGCCAGCCTTGGCACCATCCAACTCATCCAGTTGATCGGACATCTTTTGCAAGATTTTTATGAAGGGGATGGCAAGATCTTCAGAACCAAGATCGTTGACACCAATTCCGGCATCCGCTGCAAACAGATCCGTGACTTCCGTGGAGAGCGCAGTCTCCTTCCTTTTCGCTACGGCTTTAGCCATGGTTATTTACTCCTCTTAATGGTTGCTCGTTGACTTATGAAAGCGCCGAATAAATCCAGCGGGACGGCGTCACCCGCTTCTACACGTTCCCGCAGCCAAGCCTTCAACGTCATGGGCTCAACCTTTTCCAACTGGTCGGGAGCGTATCCTTGTGAACCGCACAGGTTCATAAACTCTTCCGCAGCTTCATCTTCGCCGCGTCCAAAGGTAACGGTGACGTTGTTCTTTACGAGATCACCAAACTCATGGTCGCGCAGCCACTGGAAGGCTTCTTCGCGACGGTCCTTTGGAATTGACGCGGAGTAGATAGGCTTCACCGAAATCTCTGACCCATCCGTTAGGGTGAATTTCTGCAAGCCCATTTCTTCCAGAGCTTCTGGAAGCTGCTCGTCGGTGATTTTATGAAGTGCGGCCTTTGTGTCCTTCATGGCCCGCTCGTGTTCAGCGAGCTTTTGTTCCAACGTGGCCGCTTCGTTTGCCAGCCTAGACACGCCGTCAAGTTGGCCGTCATCTAGCTGGTCTATCTTGTCGGGGGAGCCTCCGCTATCGGAAGCCATCTCTGATAGAAGATCGTTCATCGTAATTCCTCTTTTCTTGTTTAATGAATCGGTGGTTGACTTAACCATCAACATCCCTTATATGGGGATATATCAAACAAAGCAAGAGAAATCTTCGGTATGTCGGAATTTATTTTTAAAACCCAACCCTACGCGCACCAGAAGGAAGCCTTCGACGCAAGCGCCGACAAGGACAACTATGCGCTGTTAATGGATATGGGGACGGGCAAATCGAAGGTGGATATCGACACCACGGGATATAATTTTGAAAAGGGTAAAATTGACTTCTCCCTTATGGTAGCACCCAAGGCCGTGGTAGCCAACCTTGCAAACGAAATAGAAACGCATTTGCCGGAGCGGATAGCCCGTCAAATTGTTATCTGGAAACCCAGCCTCACTAAAACAAAAAGAGAAGAGCTTCGGGAGCTTTCCAAAAAAGATCCCAAGACGTTGAAGTTTTTGCTGATGAACGTAGAAGCTTTCAGCAGCAAAAAAGGCGTGGACATAGCAGAGTATTTTGTAAAAAATTTTAACGTGTTTATGACCGTCGATGAATCCACCACTATCAAAAACAGAAAAGCCAAACGCACCAAGGCCCTTTGTAAGATAGGCGAGCAGTGTGTTATGCGGCGCATCCTGACGGGCTCTCCGGTTACCCGCTCCCCCATGGACCTGTACAGTCAAATGGACTTTTTAAATCCACGCATACTGGGTTTCAAAAGCTACTTCGCTTTCCAAGGCCGCTATGCGGTTGTGCAGCGACGGACCATGGGCGCACATTCTTTCAACCACATTGTCGGGTTTCGCAGGCTGGACGAGCTTACAGAAAAACTGCAAGAGCACTCCTACCGGGTGCGGAAAGAAGACTGCCTGGATCTACCAGACAAGGTGTATGTAAAACGCGAGGTGGAACTGACCAAGGAACAAACGTCTGCCTACACGCAAATGAAGCACCTTGCACTGGCGCGATTGGGCAATGGTGAGTTAGCCACCACACAAAATGTTTTGACACAGATTATGCGGCTGCAACAAATTTGCTGCGGTCACCTAACAGACGATGACGGTACTATACATGAAGTGAAATCAAACCGCCTGTCGAGTTTGCTCGACATTTGCGACGAGATACAGGGTAAGGCGATCATCTGGGCGACATGGTCCATGGACATTCGTTCGATCACTGAGGCCCTGCGAGACCGATTTAGCGTACTATCGGTCTCACCGCTCCACGGTGAAACACCTGATTCTGAGCGTCAACAGATCGTGGAATCTTTCCAGGATCGACAATCGGAATTACGTTTCATCGTGGGGCATCCCCGCACCGGAGGGTTTGGGCTGACGCTTACAGCCGCCACCACGGTTATCTACTATTCAAACAGCTATGACTTGGAGCTTCGGCTTCAGTCAGAGGACCGCGCCCACCGCATAGGGCAGACCAACAAGGTCACTTATATAGACTTGATTTCCCCGAAGACGATTGACGAGAAGATTGTCAGCGCGTTGCGCGGCAAGATAAAGATAGCGGATCAGATATTGGGGGAAGACGTGCGGGATTGGCTAAAATGATATACATCGAAGTGTGGGACTACCGGTTCCCGAATGAAAAAGATCATTTCAAGTCGCAAAAGCAAAAAGACAAATACCTTGGGATTTGGAAACGCAACGCGAGGATTCTGCAAGAATACAGGGAAGGATTAAGCGCCTTAAATCTTTCCAAGAAATATGGTTTATCCTTATCCTGGATAAAAGTAATTTTGGTACGAGAGGAGCGGTTACAGAGTTATTTGTCCAGTATCCCAAAGGAAAAAGTGACCGTGTCAGATTTGGGTCCTTTTCGGTTCCGAACCGGAAGATGCTTGGCAAACGAAAACCTTCTTCATCTGCCAATCGAAGAGTTCTATCAATCTCAGAACGCCCGGTCTCTTTTAGGAATACCCAATTTCGGCAAAAAAAGCCTGCATGAAATAGCCTTATGCTTAAAAGGAGAGGGTTACGATATAGCAAAGTTTACCCTACCCCAACCGTCCTTATCGTGGATTGGGGAAGATTTAGACTAGGTCCGTCCAGCTACTGCCGTCGAAGACACGGGCCGTCTTTCTTAGATCCTCATTTATAGTGTAACTGCAATGGACCCAGCCACTGGCGGGTTGGCCTTCCTTGTAAAACTCCAGGATAAGCTGGTCATACTCACAGTTCTCTTTCACCCAGAGAGCCACTTCCTTATTGGAAATTCCGGGGACTTCAAAGTCTACGGCTTCTCCCGTGGTGTGTTGCGACTTGTCCGAAGAACCGATAGCGCGGTTTAGCTCCAGGCAGCGGAAGCCACTGTTGGGGATGAACGGTATACCGTAATAACTGCGGACGGGCTCCAGGATTTTATCGCAGACAAGGGTGAGGTTTTGTATTTGCTCTTCGTCGGGTTCGTTGGTAATGCCCTGTCGTTCTGCCGTACTGGATTTGGTTAGCTCGCTTAGATAAAAATGGTCCGAAAGCTTCATCCTACCATCTGCCTTGGCTTACAATTAACCGACATAATTCCGCCATCTTTTGCAAACACCGGATCCATTGGTCCAAACACCTGTTGACCACGTTGCATGGTATCGGGGGAGGCAGCGGCAACTTGCTGCGGCAACGGCTGAACGGGACTGACTTGGCTTAGTGCAGAATCAGGAGAGGGAGGCCGCATAGGCAGCGCCGCCATTTGGCGCGTGGGCGGTGCTTCGGGAGCCGCTTCCGTTACGGGGCCTATGTTAGGTGGAGGGGCGGGTATATCAATTTGTAGCCCTTGATTTTCTTTTTGCTTTTCAATGATACTCCGCACCCTGTTTTCGTCGTATTGGTAAGGCTCACCTTTGATCCAATCCTCTTCCACCGAAATTTTTCGGGCTTCGGCTTGGGCGGGTAACAAACCAAGCTTCACGGCCCGCTCTATGGCCTCCTTTGAATGGTTTTTGATATAGTCTCCTATACCTTTTGCAATGTTTTTTAAGCGACTTCCACCTTCCGCCGCCACGTTTTTTGCAACGCCAGCGGGATCGGCGGCAACGGCTTCGGCAACAGCACTCACTTCGTCGGGTGGAACCCAAGAC